TTAAACATAGGTACCTTAGGGTGCCGAATGAACGACGCCCATGGGAACTGTATGTTAATATCGAGTTCGTCAATTTTCATTGACGGAACGGACTTAATGTACCCAATCATGACATCAGCTGCCCTCAGGCACTGGTTAATTATGACGTCTCGACGGCGTTCATAAAAAGCAGTGTCTGAGAGAGGTATATCGACTTTACCGAACATCTTCTTGAACATCTCGGGGTCTTCCCCGATCATGTAAACGGAGATATCGGTATTAAGGCTGAGGAAAGTTTCCTCAGCCCGTCCATATATCTGCAAGAAAGGTACTGCTTCGATAAAATCGAAGCACCTTGCTTGATCAGCTTCACTCTCTAAAGACGTGATGTGTATAACCATCTCCGTGGCTAACTCGCCAAGGGGTTGGTTCCCACTCACTACCCTATCCTTGCTCTTGAGGAAAGTATCATGAAGGGTTAGAAGGGCTAGGTAATTACCGTACAAACGGTAATCCCAGTCATCTACCTCATCATAACGCTTTCCGGTTCATAGAGCTACGTAATCCTTAACGGCATTACCTAGTCCTCTTTTACCTTTCAAGAACAAGTATAGAGATACTACTAAAGATATTTTAGGGGCCATTGCGTCATATTGACGCTTTGACCATCCTTTAACATCCATAAAGTAGGCCTTTAGAGACGTACCAATGTCGGTCTTCCAATCTTTCGTCATTAGCTCAGAGACGATGATCCCGAGACATGTAAATGTCTCAGATCGTCGATCAAAGAGAGCAGACAAAGGGAATGGTGAGACATTCTCTCTATGTAGACGGATTTGCTTAGCAAACTCGAACCCGTATTGTGAAATATGGGTCTTTTCTACAGAGTAAGAAACGTCTCACTCTCTGAGTAAATCCTTATACTCCTTAGCAACGGCATCGTTAGCAATAACGATATCATCGCCAAGAAGCATATAAGGACACCTTTTCCAATTACGATTAGCCTTTCTACAGGCTTTTCATAAGAAGAAATGGTGACACATTGCGAAAGTAGCCCAAGAGGAGTAAAACCCCATTGGATTACCTGTCCCATAAATTATTCAATCATTCTTATATTTGAATGGTTGTCCAACCATGAGACGTTCTCAATGTGTTGCATACTCAGAACCAAACCAAACATCTAGTAGCTCCTTCTGGATTGCTATGGGGAACCGATCCGTTGCCGCGGTTAAATCCACGGAATGGAAAGAGCTTCCCACATCAGCCCAAAGGGATCTAAATAGTTTTGTTTGGTTAAAGGTACAGTCCTGAGTGATACGACGAAGGTGCTTAAAGAGAAAATTATGCAAGGGCAGCAATGCCGCCTGTGTATAATAATCTCCTATAGCAACTTCCCTCGTTTTCCCCTCTTTATCCTGTATACATGCTATTCTACGAGGGATTCTAGCACCCGTGAGGGTTCTGAACCGGTCGAAGAATGCAGGTATTACTAGATAAAGAGACATAAAACGAGAGATGAGACTATGGAGTCTGTCTCCACCGACTACTCGGATTGATTCGAGCATGTCTGGAGATAGAGCCAATGCATCATCGAAAGAAGTCCAAAGGGCATGCCCATTGGGCCCTTTCTTTGATGTCATATGAAAGTGACTAAAGCGCAATGCTTTAGGTACTTTTCCTAATCCCATCTTCGTATTGATGCCTAAATCCTTAAGGAAGAGTTTCATTTCATCTCTTAGATGTCGGGGGTCTCCGGTATAACCGGGCCTTGCTTCTATCGTAGAGTGATTTGGAACTGCTTCCAACCTAATAAAGCGAGTAACATAGAGACAGGAATTAATTAGCCTAATAAAAGGGTAATTAATATTCCCCTCTATGTACTTCTTTATAGGTCTAAGGACTTTAGGAACTGACTTAGGGACCCTTAGATTAAAACCTTCATCCATTGATAAAATGAGATCAAGGAATCGTAATCTTAGGCCTTTACAGTATTTGATCGCCTCGTGTTTACCACGGGTCCTCATTACTGTAAGGATCTTGTCTGTAATCCACAAACCATAGGAGAGCTCCTTGCTGGTACACTTTAGTATACCAGTTCCGAGCCACCTAATAAGTTTGTCGAAGAACTTATTGGGGCTTA